TTTTATCAACACCTACTAATTTACCACTTTCAAAACTTTGACCAACATGTTTCATATAAATACGAGCATTATCTTCTCCTACCCATTTGATTAAATATTGTAAACCAGAATCTACTTGGTAATAATTAGCATTAGGATCATGACCAGTCCCTATACCTTTTCTTCCTCTTAATCCTTTTAAAGAACAATGTAACCGTAATTGATCTTCTGAATCCATAATTAAATATTTTTTATCGGTAACAGCAGACCAAAAACGAGCATCTATATAAGGATCTCCTTCTAAACATTTCTCAAAGATAGAAAGTAACTTGTTTGTAAAGCCTGTTTGGCAAAAGCTGGCATGCCGAGTATTTCCAATACGTCTGCATCTCATTGTAGGCACATGATAATATCTTGCATAACTTTCCCCTACAAGATTATAATTATCAAGATGTTTACTCATTGTACTTATGTAATTAGGTCCATACCAATCATCATCTTCAATGATCAATATTTTATCTCCTTTAATATGAGGTAAAGCAACCTTCATATTTAAAGTCAGTGTATGACCTTCTCCATCTTTTGGTTCTCTGCGTATATAATCAACACCATCTCTTAAATGAAGCGGTAAAGGTATTTTACCATCATCAATAACTAACCATTGATCAGGTTGAAGTGTCTGCATACTTATCCATTTTCGTGTTAATTCAAAAGCTTCTGGTCGATCTCCAGTAGGTGTTACCAAACTAATCATCTTTCCCAACTCCCTTCTATTTCAGATAAACCAACTTGTTTGCGAGCAATCCTTGTTCCTGCAACATCATGTTTGACAAATTCCCTAACTACACCTTGTCGTGTATGTCCTAATCCTGGAAACTCTTTTATAATTTTATCCGATAATCCTTTTTCATGAATCTCATTCATTGTTAAGAAACAAGGGGCTCCATGATGACAATATGGATAAAATTTATTATATACACTGACTTGCATTAACTGAAAATATGGATGTAAATATTTTATTTTGGGTTCGGAATAATGATGATTAGGAACACCATACACAAAACCATCAAAACCAGTATATTCAATAAAACCTACTCCAAAAGTATCTTTATCCATCATTTTAATCATTTCAGAAACAGGTGATTTGAGTATTTCAATATCGGAATCAAATAAAAGAACATAAGGAGTTTCTGCATAATAAATACCTACACACATTCCTCTACCATGACCAATATTGTAATTAACCTGAATAACCAATACATTATTATCAGTTTGTCCTATTTCAGTGACATATTTATAACAAGGATTGTTTTCGTCAGAACCATCAATTATAATTATTCTCATATTCTTATGAAATTTTCTTACCGATTCATAAGCTTTTTTAAATAAATCTTTTGTATTACAAACAACTACCACACCAGTAACTAATTTATCTACAAGCATTGGTAAACCCCTCTTCTTCATGATAACAAGTTAATTCATTTATTACATAACTGGTTAATTTATTTTCCGATATATAATTACCGATTCTATCCCATAAATCGGCATCCGATGGGTATATACTACCTGTTTCCTCATACACATTTCTATATCTCAAAGGAATTGTTTTGTAATTATAACAAGTTGAAGAATTAATAAGATGGCATCCTTTTGGTAAATAAGGAATTATAAAATCAGAACTATCAACAATAGGGATAATATCTGATTTAAACGTGGACATTGTACATACCCAATCAGCTTTTGTTTTTGTGATAACTTCGTTGATAACTTGTAAATGTCTTGGTTCCCAGTAATCATCATGATCAATATGGCATATATAATCAAAACCTTCATTCAAAATAATATCTGTCATATAATTATGAGCAAAAACACCTCCACAAGTCCATAAGATATCTTTCCTATTACTATATTTACTTCTTTCCATTGCCTTGTTTAAATTAAAACAAAGTAGATGACTTTCTGGATAAATAGAAATAATGGATTCTAATTCATCTTCATCCTCATAATGATCTCCAATAACAAATACTTTAAAATCATAATGGTATTGAGTAAATATAGAATTAAGAGCCCTTTGCAAATAAAATGGTGTTTTACCATCTGATCTTTTATATGTAGGAATAGAAATTGCTATTTTCATTGTAGTTTTCTCATTACAAAACAATTACCTTCTTTTAATTCTAAAGGGTAAGCTTCCAATGTATTATTAAATGTACCTATGATTTCATAATACTCATTAATCAATGGTACCAGACAATCTACTGCTTTCTTTACTTCCGGAGAAAATTGAAAATCATTATAATCATCAAACACAATGTAACCACCTGCAACTATCAATCCATTGTATAAGGAATAATCTTGTATAACATCCGTTTCATTATGACCACCATCAATAAAAAGAACATCAATGGAACAAACCAATTCTAACAACTTATTTACCGTTTTCAAAGAATGAGAATCACCTAAAATATAATCAAAGGAATTATTATGAGGATTATGGCAAGACACATTGTATAAAACTGTTTCTTTAGGAATAGGTAAACCTAAATCAATGGCAATTACTTTTGTGTTAGGTCGTTGTAAAGCAAGACAGGAAGAAGCTCCAGCAAAACAACCTATTTCTACATATGTTATTTTTTGATCTTCTGGGTAAGAATCTAAAATATCATATAAAAGATGATGGTGATGATGTATAGTTGGTACTTCTTTTGAAAGTCTCCTTACTATATTTAAAGATTTTTCTGTTGGTAACATTTAATAATTACTCCTTTATTTGTTTATTTTGGTATATTGGAAAAACAGATAAATCAGGATAAGGCAATTCTTTGTCTTTATTTACTTTAGATTTGCCTGTCAATGGATCAAAGAACTGTCCCATAAGCAAAACACCCAAAGAAGCTTTTGCAGGTTCCATGTAGAAGTTCCAACCCAACATATCAAAAGTATCTGTATGATATGAACACTCCCTTCTACCTGAGAATCTTGCTCTTTTAAACCACAACATAGCTTGATAATCATCGGTCAATATTGCTCCGCCCTTTCCTAACTTTAGATGTTTGTAAGGACCTGTAAAAGAAAGACACATGAAAGTATTTGGAACATACATATTGGAAGTAAATCTTAAAGCACTATCAATTGTTCTTGTTCCTTTTAATGGATAAGCTCCTTTCAATGTTGTGCCTAATACGGGTGTGAACTTAACAATGCCTCCTGCGTGTATGATAGCATTTGGTACAGAAGGATACGTTCTACTCGGAATTGTTATTTCTTTTCCTTTTATATTCTCATACATTAAACAAAGGAACAAAGCATTACTTTGATTATCTATAGCAATCGCATGTGGAGAACCTGTGTATTTGCATAACAAATTTTCAAAATCTTCTGTTACTTTGTAAATACCTTCAGCCATAACAATTCTCCTATTAGATGTTATACCAGTTTACAGATTTCTCTTCCTTATGTCGAAGTATCTTTGCAGGATTTCCTACAACTACAACATTATCAGGAACATCTTTGACAACAACAGCACCACCGCCAATAGTGACATTATCTCCTATATGAGTATTTGGTTTTATAGTAACACCTGAACCAATTACACAATCTTTGCCAATATGAACATCTCCTCCTATATTAACTCTTGAAAAGATAGTGGTATAATCACCAATAGTCACATCATGACCTATATCAGAACGAGTGTTTATCCACACAAAATCTCCTATTACTATGTTTACAGTAATATAATTATATGGTTGAGCAATGATTGTACCTTTTCCTATTTCAACAAATTTTGAAATAATGGAATCTTTGTTTAGAATAATAGGAAAATAAATATCTTTATTTTCCGATAATTGTTTAACCAATTGTCTTTTTACTCTAGGCACATTCACAATGCAGATGGCTACATTACCTTTATAATTCTGTAAATAATCAATACCACCTAAAACAGGCACACCATTTACTATGGCACCAACTTCTTTTGTGTCATCAACAAAACCTTCCACACACCATTTAAGATCCTCAATCAAACAATTCGCCAATTCTCTACCAGCACCACCTGATCCAAAAAGAATCACTTTTTTCATGTCCATGATTATACATCTCCTTTGTTTAACTACTTTTTAACAATAGGTTTCGGTTTAACAATTGGTTTAGGAGCCGTTGCATCTTCTTGTCTTTTCTTAACTCCTTGTTGATCTAATTGTTCTCCAGCAATATCAACATCAGGAACTAATTTGGGATAACGAGCATTTTCTGTTTCCGTGATCAAACGTAATTTACGATAATTACCAAATCCTAATTTCTTGGCAATCTCATTATTAGGTATTCCTAAAGTATCATTCAAAGAACCATGTTTGACACCAAGATAAGCTCTTGCTCTTGCTTCAGCATCAGTTACTTCCGATACAGGGAATGTTATATCTATAAGTTTTTCCGGTTTTATTTTTACTTTTTTGAAAATAGGTTTTTGATTATCATCAAAATCTACTGCCATTTTTATTGGAAAAGTTTCCGACATTTTTCCCATTTTTGATTTTAAAAAGAACACTGCACGATAAAATTCCCATCTAAGGAATTTTTCGAAATAAGAAATTTCATCGGAAGTCCTATCTGACATAGGTCCTCTGGAAGCCTTCACAGAAGCAAAAGTGCCTTTAGATTGTCCAGTGGACACATCCTCAGGTTCATTCAAACCACTTGTAACCATATGCAAAATGTCTGTATCACCTTCACTGATAGACGGTAACTTAGGATTAGTTGCTGTCAATGTCATACCAGGAGGAAGTATCAAAGTAGAACCAGGTGTTTTCTTTGCCATGATTCCTGTCTTTCTTCTTTCTTCATCGGTCAAAGATAACCAGTTTCTGAATGCTTTAGGATCTTCCATTGTGACTACCCACAAATAAGCACCAGCAGACTTCTTATGATCTATTTCATATTTCTTCAATGTTTCATATTGGTTTAACCATTCAAGAATAGTTCTAAGATAGGATATGTTTCTGCGGGTAATAAATGATCTATCCCAAGATACGATGAATCTTTTGAATTTGCCTAATTTAGAATACTTAGCACCTCCTTCTGAATCTTTAAGAAGGTTTCTTTTGAAACCAGGTATTCCATCAGCCACTTTCATCAAATCAGGATAGTATGCAATTGATATGGACGGAACAAGCATTGTTCTTTCTGTATTACTTCCAGTATCGGAAGCTACATAATAGAATAAAGGGAATGTTGCTTTGGAGGGATGGTAAATAACACCGTCATTATCACCACCTTTGATATTAGAAGGATCTAAAAAGTCCACTTCTACAAAACCATCAGGATGTACTGTAAGACAAAGGAATAGTTCTCCTTCTATTATTGCTCTACCTACGAATTTAGACCAAAATGAATATAAACGATTTCTCGGATCTAATTCAGTATCTTCAACGGCATCTTGTATCTCTTGGATTTCCGAAGTTATCTCAAAACCCATTCCAGTCAAACGTCCTACTTGACCACGAACTGCTGTACCTACATGAGGATTTGTATTGAACTTATCCCAACAAGTTTGCTGCAAATACTCCCGATCTTGTACAGATCCTCCTGAAGAAGATGATAAAGCAAAACCGTCAGCATCTTTGGACCCACCTTCACCTGAATCTTCTGCTCCTTGCTGCCAAGGCATACTCATTTGTAAACATCTCAAATCATCATCATTTAATTTTGATAAGGCTAAAGCAGCCCCACTAACATCTTTTTGTTTTTTCATAACTATCCCTTTCTTTTATTCAGGAAAATTTAATCTAGCAAATTCTCCAAACAATTCTTTAGCTTTCTTATCCCAACACCTTGCTGCTTCTTCTTCACAATCAAAATAACCTAAGTAATAAACTTTACTTTTATATTGAATCTGAACTCTCCAACGTCTTTCGGCATTCCATAACACACCTCTATATTTGGAAGTTTTATTTGTTTGTTGTGTCATTTGATTTAATACATTTTGTAATCGGGTGCAATTTCTTAAATTATGTTTCTGATTATTAAGACCATCACCATCTTTATGATCCACTTCTAATTCTCTTGGAGTTTTCATAATTAATCGGTGCATACGAATACCAGGGTGGGTTACAGCATAAAAACATTGTCTTTTACCATCTTTTCTTTTTCTTGTTACGGCACACCATTTATATTTGTTAAGATATTCATAATCCTCAGCATCAACTAAAGCAAATTTACCTTGAGTTAATGGTATTTTCATACTTTTCATGTCTTTCAGTATAGAAACAGCATCTTTTACGGTATTTTTCACAAAACCACCTAAATTTCTTTAATTTATTATCTATCATACATCAAAAGGAAGAAAATGTAAATAATTTATCTAAAATTAGCTTGCTTTTGCCTCTAAAATCATGGTCCCAAAGTAAGATTCTTTACGTCTTTCTCTAAAATCATTGACATTTAACTCTCTTCCACCATAAATACACCAAGCAACTGAGAACATACTATCATCTTGGATACCATCTTTATCACCCTTTTCAGGTGAACCAAACCACTTTTTATCAGG